GAGACATTGACCATGAAGTGGATGGGAAAAGCAAAATAGCTGCTCTCAGAAATATGGCTTGGTCACTATACGAGCGTGGCTATATCCTGCTCGTGCAGAAAAAACTCGGGTTCATGAGCTACGAGTACATCGCAGTGAGGACAAACAAACCTTATAAGTAAGGACACCAAATGATCTGTCGAGTAGACTTAACCAGCAGCGAACTGATGTTGGCATCTCAATTGGGTGTTATGCGGCGCATAGCATCCCGCCAAAGAAACCTACCTGACACTACAAATTCAAAGTATCACTGGGATGCAGATATCATTGGTGCCATTGCCGAAATGGCCTACTGCAAACGGTACAACATTTATTGGAGCCCCACCATCAATGTAGGCGGTGAACCCGACATTGAGGGATTGCATATACGTGCCACCACCCTTCCACATGGCAAGTTGATCATTCGAGAGTATGAACGGGATAAGCCCAATCTGCCATACTTTCTGATCATCGTGCAGGATAACATATGCACAATTGCTGGTTGGGCTTATGCCGATGAAGTCAGGCAACAACAGTTTTTCCGCCCTAAAGATGAAACAGGTGATGCCGCATGGTGGTATCCACAGCATCTACTGCACACTGATAACCCGTTTGAGTACCCCCATGCGTGAGGATGTTGGCACCACCAAACGCGGATCTCTATCAACCCGGCGCAAACTAGCCATCTGGGAACGGGAAAAAGGCATCTGTATGCTATGCAACACCCGCCTGATGCCCGGCAAGTTCATTTATGAGCATGTCAGGGCGTTGGAGATGGGTGGCGATGATACAGATAGCAATATCCGCCTGACTTGTGTAAACTGTGCGACAGAAAAGACTAAGGCAGACCACAAGAATGCCGCACAAGCCAAACGTACCAAAGCATCCACTCTAGGCCTAAAAAAATCAAAAACTCCATTGCCGTTCGGAAAGGGCAGCAAATGGAAACGGAAACTAGATGGGACAGTCGTTCCTCGTTAGGACAGGAATTGAAATTGATACATGTTGTTGCCGTGTCGTTATGTTTGACGGCTTGTCAAACTATGCCGCCACCAAACCTCACCCCAATCCAAAAGGTGATATATGAAGAATCCGTCCGATCAAACATTGATCCAGCCCTTGTGCTTGGGGTTGTCAAAGTTGAAAGCAGTTTTCAGCCCCGTGTTGTCAGCGAGGGCAACTATGGGCTTATGCAAATCAAGCCTGCGACCGCTCGTGCTATGGGTCATCGAGGGCCGCCAGATGCACTGTTACAAGCGGAAACGAACATTACCTACGGCATTCGCTATCTCAAACACTGCTATGGCATCTGGGGCGAATGGAAAAGGGCACTGGGGTGCTACAATGGGGCAGCAGTGGCCAACGGGGCTTACAGCCGCCGCGTCCTACAGGAAGCCGACAAATACCGCTAGATGGCCCTCTTTGCCTCTTTAAGAGCATCAATGATCACATCATCAGGCTTGTTGAGGAGAACTTTAGATTCCAAATCTTCGTTCTTCTTGGCATTTGCAAATGCAGCCACCAGCTGGTCAGAGATAGCTTCGGCTGAATTGTGGTCAACCTTACCCCCTGATGCTCGGCCTTGGCGGCTTTGCTCTTGCTGTTGGTGAGCCTGATAAAAAGCAGGGAGGCCATATCGTTGTGCCGCAGTCATACCCAACCCCGTTCCATAGGCACCCGCTCCCACAACCCCCGGAATTGCAAGAGGCAAACCTGCTGTAGAAAACGGATTTACTCCTAACGCATATGTAATTCTGTCTAAGGTTGGCAGCTGAAACAATTTAAGTTGGCGGCCTGCAATGACATTAGGCAATTCTGGCTCATGTTCAGCCAATGTGTCTAACAGACTTCTTTTGTTTGCATTTTTAGACATCAACCGTTCAATAGCGTCATCTTTGCTTGCGCGACTTCCTAGCTTAAACTGCTTCAAGATCTGATTAATTTCATCTGTCTGTGCGCCATACAAGGCCATATCATCGGCATACTTGGGCGACACTTTTTTGATCTGGTCTACAATATTACCCCTGATGTCGTTATAGACATGGCTCAGTCTGGCACTTTTTGCACGATCCTCAAATGCGTCCGTGAATAGTCTCTTGAAGTTATCTAAGTCAGATGCCGTGTGAGCCAAAGCAAACTTTGCCGGGTCGCGTTGAGACCGTTCGTGAATATGATTTGCCATCTCGTCAAGCAGTTTCATTTGTTCGGGGCTAAAATTATTGGCACCCATTCTTGGGTCATATTTAGCTTGAACTTCTTGATTGATCGGCTCAAGCATTTGCGTGTAATCCGCTCTTTGACCTTTTTCGCTTTTGGCAAGCAGATCTTTTTGGCCAGCATTCCAAGCATCTTGCCGCTCTTCATATTGTTTGGCCATTGCTTTCTTGGCCAAGTTGTAAACGGCTTCGTCCCCAGATTGCATTGGGTTTAAATACGCAGAGACAAATGGCAAACTTCCTTCTCGCCCAGCCTGATAGGCAGCAGGAATACCTTCCCCTTTCACTCCAAAAACAGAACTAACTTTGCCAGCCAATGGAGCAACGCCATACTTCAATGCTCCCGATGCGGCTTCCATAGGAAGGCCGATAGGGTTCACTTTACTAGCAGTTTCGGCAAACCTAGCTGGCCCAGCAAGTCCCGCTGTGGATAATACTTTTTCTGCGCCAGTGAGCGGCAAAGATGCTGCCATCGCTGTTTCAGCTGGTGTTTCTGCAACATCTCTTTTAAACGCACCGGGTTCAGTAAACCATTGTTTATATGGCTCATAAAAACTACGAAAAGCTTCCTTTTCCTGTTCAATTTTTTGCATTTCCTTGGGTGATGGTGTTTGAACTCCAAAACCCGGTTTCGCACCGAGGGCTTCCATGCCCGTGCTAAAAGCACCCTGGCCAATTTGCAGAATGCCTTCCGCCGTTTCTAATGGGTGGGTTAATCCGTGAAGGGTATCTGCCCAAACTTTTTGCGTGTTAGGCAATAAATTTTCACCAGCCCGTCCAAAAACCGTTGTATCTTTGGTTGAAGGAGATCCTTTGGTTGTATCATCATAAAAATAAGGCATGTTGACGTAGTCAGCGGGTGTGGTTTGTGCCTTAGTCTCTTTAGCTATAGGAGCTGCTGGTGCGCCCTTATCGCTTACATCCGACATAAATCCTTGATTGCTCTCTACAGGTGTAGATGCATCCGTAGCAGGGCTTTTATAACCGCCTACATCATCCATCCAACCCATGATCAGTTACCCCGAATATATCTGTGTGTGCGTGGATCAATGCCTGTAGATTTCCAGAACTCTGGATCAATCTCACGTGTATCCATCATAAAGATTGGTTTGCCTGACTTGTTGTAGTGCAAGTATCTACCAAGCTGATCTGCATCGCGTAGATATTTGGTCTGATCAACGTCATCATAGAAGCTGTTTCTAGCATTTTGGGCCAGATAAGCTTCAGGAGAACCACGATGAGTTTTCAACGCGGTAGTTTTATAATCTTGTAGGTACTTTTGAGCATCAATGTCTGCTCTGTTCGTTACTAATGTGCCAGCAATGATGTTGAGAGCCGCCGTTCTTGGTATTTGATTGCCCGGCAAATACTGAATCATATCTTCAAATGTACGGTTAGCGTGTTGCCCTGCGCCTGCCGTAGCCCTCAAAGCCATTGCGCCTTGCATCTTCTCGGCAGCAATTCGTGTATTCAATTCGTCTGGAGCAATCAAGAAATCGGTTACTGGACGGCCACCAATTTTACCATCTGCTCCAGCGGCTGTTTTGATGATATCGTTATATTTGCCAATGATGCCTGCCTTTAAACTGTTCAATGGTCCGCCTTCTAGCACACCGTTTTCAGGCATAGAATTGAGCAATTTAGCTTGGTACAACAGTTGAATGTTTCGCTGTTTAGCTTCTACTGCTGCGTTGTTAGTATCAGACTCAACCTTATCAGATATCAGTTTTTGGTTGTTCCAATCTGAAGAATTGTTATAGGACACGTGGTCATTAGCCAACGATTTGGCACCAGATTCACCAAGCATAGATGGTTGGCCAGCAGGCTGTTCTGTTTGACCCGCTTGAGTTGTTGTAGGCTGATATGGTTTCGAGCCATCTCCCCCTTCGCCCTGCAACGGCAAATACTGACCGTTTTCAGTGGCGTCTCTCCATTCGCCATACAACATGGTGCGCCCATCAGCAAGGAATGCAACCATCTTATCACCGATCTTGCGGATAGCCCCGGTACGGATGCCGAAGTTAGACCGATCAATGCTTGCTTTTCCAACTTGCGCTTGTGTTTCAGCTTGTTTTTGCTGAACGCCCAAACCACCCATGCCTTGATAGGTTTCAACACCCGATGTAATACCGCTACCCAATGCGCCAAGCAGTGTGCGGTTAGGTGATGCCAACATGCCGCCCAATCCGCCCAATAGGGCAACCTTGGTTTGCTCGGACAACCCACCTTGATCTTCTGATTTTGCCAAAGCACCAATGCCGGGGAGTTTTTGAATGTAACCCAAAGCACCACTATCTAATGCCGCAAGTGGTTTCTTGCCCCCAGATACGCCAGCGGCTGCGCTTGTTGGCAATTTTGCACCAGTGTAGGTACCCATGATACGGGCAGCAAAATCCCCGGCTGTCATGTCGGCTTTACCGCCATTGTTAATAATGGCAGATAGGGCAACCTCACGGGCCTGTTCTGGATCTTTGATGCTCTTTTGATAGATTTGGGTCAAAACATCTGCCGCAGGCTGGTCACTGTTTTTCAACAACGCAACAGCTCCACCCGGCCCCTGCTGATGGGCAAGATACAAGTGGGCACCAGTAGGATCATCAACCCCTGCCTGCTGCCGCAAAATGTTTCTATTTTCCTGTGCCATCTTAGCTGCATCAGTGGATGATTGCTGAAAATCTAATGGATCAATGCCACGTGCTTTTGCCGTGGTTGGAATATGCTGGAACCAACCCAACGCCTGCGAGGATGGGTTATAAATTTTTTGCCCCATGCCGGATTCAATTTGAGCGGTTCTGGGCAGGTAACCAGAGGGTAGATTGAATTGATCATTTAAATCATTCAATGCCGCAACAGGATCGGCAGGAACATTATATGCTTGAGGCTGCGGCGTGTTGTCACCTACGGAACCACTGCCATCACCTTTATTTCCAGCATGGTGTTCACGTTCACCAGCAAGACCGCCAGAAGCCAAAAAGAACGGAGCAATCTTTGCAGCACCAGACATAAATGACCCGGCCCCGCCGAGAATGCTACCAAGGCCGCCACCAGAACCCCCACCGCTAGGTAGCTGCGCCGGGTTAAGTTTAGCCTGTGGATTGTCGTCAGGGATGGTTAATCCTTTTTTCTGATGCGCTAAAGGATCATCCTGCTCTGGTTTAAATTGATCAGTTGGCTTTGGATCCTCTGGCAACTCTGGCGGATCTTCAACCTCGCCCTCAGTAGCATAACCCATACGGCCACCACGCCAAGGAGTTGTACGATCGGTAGTGTCGGTTATGTCTGTCTTTTTAGGATCTTCAGACAACCAATCTTTAATGCCCTGTCCTGCGCCAATCAAACCTGACCCACCAGCATACTGACCAGTTTTTGTGTCTTTTGTGCCGCGACTACCAAGTGCGCCTGACAAATCTTTACCGAATGATGCCGCCTGTGAAAGGCCACTCGGTTGACGCGCAGGTAGGTTGGCCTGCATTAGACCACGAGGTGCAGGCATGTTGCCAGTCATGATATTGCGTGACGTTGGTACAGCTGCTTGTGGCGCACCGCCTAAACCGCCATATGGGTTTACAACAGGGCGGCCATAAGCAAGTGATGGATCAGGCATGCCCCCAATATCAAAGTTCTCACGGGTGCCTGTATCCAAAGCGGCCCCACCCATAGATGCTAGGCCACCAGAATAAAAATGGCCCCGATGGGCTGAATCCTTCGTGGCTTCATCATAGTTGACGGTCTTGATGCCGTGATAGTCACCGACAGCATGTGGATGATGTTTCTCAACGTCCTGTGCCGACAGACCGATCTGCTTCGGCCCTTTGTCACCCTTATAGCGAAACTTAATGATCTTCTGGCCATCGAAAGTTTCACCAATCTGCTCAATGTCTTCCTTAACACGCTCGTCCGAGAAGAAACCCCCAGACTGCTGACCCGAAGTTGTCGAACCAGACAAAGCACCAGTACCTTCGGCAATGTTTGCCAAAAACTGTGTCGTTTGGAACGGATAGGACTGTTGTTGCAGGAACTGATTGTACAACGCCGTAAGACCGGCCTGTTGCGTCTGCTGTTGCTGCTGACCAGCTGACAATTGGGCCTGTGCACCGGTGAGGGCCGCATTCTGTGCGCCAGATCCAAGGTTGCCCAGCAAACCAGCAACGGTTTGGTAATTCTGCCTGTTGGCCTGACCAGCGGCTAGGTTGACACCCTGTTGCGTATTAAACTGCTGCTGCGCTTGATTGAACATAGGGTTGAGCAAGCCACCAACAACATTGCCAGTTGCCATTTCCTGTTGGCCGCGCAATGCAGCATCAGAGATCGCCGCACGATCGC